CCCCAAAAATGCCCCGGGGGAACATGTGAAAAAAGTTTTTGAAAAGAAAGGAGTCGATTAAGTGAAATCTTTGCTAAAAATTTCAACGCATGGCGAGCTAACTTACTGTTCATTAGTTTTTGTGTGCCCTGGTTGTGTTGCTGGCGGCCCAAAAAACTATGACGGCCTCCACATACTTCCTGTAAATTCTTCGTACCTACCGGTTCCTTCATGGGAGTGGAACGGAAATCTAGAGGCACCTTCTTTAGTGCCTTCAATTCTTACAACTGGCTATAGTGTTTGCCATTCGTTTCTTAAAGATGGTGTATTTGAGTTTTTACCAGATTCTACACATTCTTTAGCCGGGAAAAAAGTCTCAATACCAGACTTGCCAATGTGGGCGGAGAATTTGTAATGGCCTCTCGAACAACTAAACCTGAACCGACAAAAGAAAAAAAGACTCGCTCTGTAGCGATAACTCCAGAAGGAAGAGAAAACCAATTGATTTCTCTTGCTGTAGATTTAGCTGAGAAACAATTAGAAGACGGTTCAGCTTCTGCCCAAGTAATAAGTCATTACCTTAAACTTGGATCAACTAGAGAACAGCTTGAACAAGAACGTCTTCAAAGAGAAAACGAGTTGCTAAAAGCCAGAGTTGAGCAACTTGCATCAGCAAAGCGTATAGAAGAGCTATACGAAACAGCTTTGAATGCTATGCGAACTTACGCCGGGCAAGACCCAATGGACGATGAATATGACGGAGACTTTTAAAACATACTCTGAACTTTTAAAGTTTAAAACGTTTGATGAACGCTTTAACTATTTAGTTTTAAAAGGAAATATTGGAGAAATAACTTTTGGTTTTGATAGGTATATAAATCAACAGTTTTATACGTCTAAAGAATGGAAAACTGTAAGGCAGCATGTAATTCTTAGAGATAAAGGATGCGACCTTGGTATTTTAGACTACGAAATTAATGACATACTTATTGTTCATCACATTAATCCTATGGTTTCTGACGATATAGTTCATAATGAATCTTGGATTTTTGACCCAGAGTTTTTAATAACAACATCAAAAAAAACTCATAACGCTATACACTATGGCGGGGATTTAGTTTTAAAAACGACTTACGCCCCAAGGTCTCGCGGTGATACAGATCTTTGGTAAAACTAGGAGAATAAATGGACTACATAACTAGAAATGAATGGGGGGCTAGACCTCCTACTAATCCGTATACACAGGTTTACGGGTCGGAGGGTATTATTGTCCACCATCTTGGTGATAATGTTGAGCGAGACCCAAAAAATACAGATTACGCTGCATTAATGCGACAGACTCAAAACTACCATATGGATCATCACGGTTGGAGTGATTTTGCGTATGGTTTTGCTGTTGGCGGAGGAAAAATTTATATGGGGCGAGGATTTGGTGTTATTGACGCAGCAGATATAGGCCCAGGTTATTTAATGCATTCTGTTGTTTGGCTTGGCGATTCAAATGTAAACCAATGCCCAGATGAAGATATGGCCTTAATTTGGTCAATCTTTGATGAGCACAACAGTATGTACGGGAAAAAAGTTGAAGGTGGACATCGTGATATAAATCAAACAGCGTGTCCTGGAGACGATATATACGCAAAACTTCAACTTGGTCGTGAACACTATAACGTTCCGATAAACCTTAAACGGAAAGTTAGGGGATCTGATATGTATACTATAATAAATGGAGCTGGAGCAAAAGAGTGTTTTGTTCTTCGCTCAAATGGAGAAGTTTGGAACCAGTGGCAAGAACTTCCTGGCGTTACATTTTCTAAATGGAACAAAACTCTTGACGGAGATTGTTGGGAATCACTTGCTGAGCCTCTTCGAGTTCATGGAAGTACTTGGCTTAATGTTGCTGGCGATTTTGGCTATGGATTTGCTAATATGACTGCTATTCAGGCTGGCCCAGGGAAACCTTGGACTATTCATATAACCGATGAGTTAGCAAAGTTTCTTGCTAGCGTAAAATAAAGAATAAAAGGTGTTTCTAATGGAAACAAGCATTTTAAATAGCGTTAAGAAAATACTTGGTATTTCAGAAGATTACACCGCATTTGATATTGATATTATAACCCATATTAATTCGGTGTTTTCAATTATTACGCAAATGGGTATTGGGCCAAGCGAAGGCTTTTTTATTGATGACGTTTTAAGTGAATGGTCTGATTTTACGTCTAGTTCAAACTTATACAATATGGTTCGGTCTTATATGTACCTTAGAGTTAGAATTTTATTTGACCCGCCGAATAACTCGTTTTTTCTTTCTGCGATGGAGAAACAAATTCAAGAGTATGAGTGGAGATTGAGCACTTCTAGAGAATGGTTGCTTAACCCGGTAGACCCAAAGACTGTAGAAACAGAGGCTGATTATGAGTGTTGATAAAGGAGCGGCATTTCTCGTACATTACGGGAAAAAAGGTATGCGATGGGGCCATAGAAAAGGTACATCGCAAAGAACCTACAATACAAAACATTTAAGTAATACAGAACTTAAAGCAGTAATAAATCGAATGCAGTTAGAGCAACAGTATAGTAGCCTAAATAAACAAGGCAGATCTGGATCTAAAAAATTTGCAGCCGGAGTTGTTGAAGAAGCGGGGAAAAAGTTTTTAGGTAAAGTTTTATCAAATGCTGCTAGCGGAACAATAAGGTACTCAGCTATAAAGTCGCAGAGCAATTACCCAACATTATCAAAAGCATTGGACTATCTAATAAAAGGCAAATAGAAAAGAGGGGTTAATGTCATTATCAAATACTGCAACCCCTGTTTATTACGCGCAGTTTAGGCAAGCAGTTTTAAATGGCGAAATACCAGTAAATCGCGAAATTTCTATGGAAATGAATAGAATAGACGATTTAATAAAAAACCCAAACTATTACTACGACGATAAAGCTATAGACGGGTTTATAAAATATTGTGAAAATGAGTTGACGCTTAGCGATGGAAGTGATCTGTATCTTCTAGATTCGTTTAAACTTTGGGCAGAGCAAATATTTTCTTGGTTTTATTTTGTTGAACGATCTGTTTATCAGCCTGGAGAAAATGGTTCTGAAGGTAAATATATTAAAAAGATGATAAAAAAAAGGCTTGTTACAAAACAATATTTGATTGTTGCTAGAGGCGCTGCAAAATCTATGTACGCTATGTGCGTCCAAGCCTACTTTTTAAATGTTGATACTTCAACTACACATCAGATAACAACGGCTCCGACAATGAAGCAGGCGGAAGAAGTTGTTTCCCCATTTAGAACGGCAATAACAAGAGCAAGAGGCCCATTGTTTAAGTTTTTGACCGAAGGGTCAATACAAAACACAACCGGGTCTAAAGCAAACAGAGTTAAACTAGCGTCAACAAAAAAGGGTATTGAAAACTTTTTAACTGGTTCACTATTAGAGATTAGACCAATGTCAATAAATAAACTCCAAGGTCTTCGCCCAAAACTATCTACAATTGATGAGTGGTTATCTGGAGATATCCGCGAGGACGTTGTTGGGGCTATAGAACAGGGCGCGTCAAAACTTGATGACTTTTTGATTTTAGCTATAAGTTCAGAAGGAACTGTTAGAAATGGTTCTGGAGACACAATTAAAATGGAATTAGCTAGTATTTTAAAAGGCGATTATTTGGCGCCGCATGTTTCTATTTGGCATTATAAACTTGATGATATAGAAGAAGTAGCAAATCCTGCTGTTTGGGTAAAAGCAAATCCGAATTTAGGCTTGACTGTTACATATGATGTGTATCAATTAGATGTAGAAAGAGCTGAAAAAGCTCCTGCTTCTAGAAACGATATTTTAGCAAAAAGATTTGGTATACCTATGGAAGGTTATACATATTTCTTTACTTATGAAGAAACTCTTCCGCATTCAGAAAGAAATTTTTGGGCTATGCCGTGCGCTTTAGGCGCCGATCTTTCGCAAGGAGATGACTTTTGCGCGTTTACATTTCTATTTCCATTAGTAAATGGGTCTTTTGGCGTAAAAACAAGGAGTTATATTACTACGTTGACTCTTATGAGACTCCCAGGTGCAATGCGCGCAAAGTACGACGAGTTTATTGCAGAAGGAAGCTTACACGTTCTTGAGGGAACAATTTTAGATATGATGGAAGTTTACGACGACCTAGACGCTTTTATAGCAAATTCTGAATTTGATGTTAGGTGTCTCGGTTTTGATCCTTATAACGCAAAAGAGTTTGTTTCTAGATGGGAAGCTGAAAATGGGCCGTATGGAATTGAAAAAGTAATTCAAGGCTCTAAAACAGAATCGGTTCCTTTAGGTGAATTAAAAATTTTAAGCGAAGAAAGAAAACTAATCTTCGACCAAGACTTAATGTCTTTTGCTATGGGCAACGCAGTAACATTAGAAGACACAAATGGTAATAGAAAACTTTTAAAAAAAAGAACTGAAGAAAAGATAGATAATGTGTCTGCTTTAATGGATGCTTATGTCGCTTATAAAGCTAATAAGGAGGCCTTTGAATGATTATTGAGAAAGACGTTTATTTGGCGCATTATGGTAAAAAAGGAATGCGCTGGGGAAAAAGATCAGCTAGATCTATAAAAATAGATAAAGCTAGAGAATATGTAAACAGTGGAAAAGCCACAAACGATAGAATAAAAAGAACTATTGATTATCGTAGAAATAAGCAAACAGTTGGACGTTTAGCTGCTTGGCAAATTGCAAAAGCAGATCAAACAAGAGTAAATAAAAAACTAAAGCTTGCGAGAAAATCAAAAAACGGAAAAGAATTTGCCGCAAAAGTTATTACTGCGCCTTTGCTTATTAATCCTGTAACTGCTGTTGGAAGACATAAAATTGTACGTGCTGTTCAAAAATGATTTCACCAAAATAAAGGAGGTGATTAATGGCAATATTATCAAGAATTTCAAATGCCTGGAACGCGTTCGTTTCTCAAAAAGAAGAAAATTTATTTTACACCCAAAATATAGGCCCAAGTACATCTGTAAGAAACTATGCGTTTAAACCTCGTTATGCAAATGAACGTTCTATTGTTTCGTCTGTTTATAACCGTATAAGTCTTGATGTTTCCGGAGTAGGTTTAAGGCATATACAATTAGATGAAATTGGGCGTTATTCTAAAAACATAGATAGTTCTTTACATAAATGTTTAACGTTTCAGCCTAACATAGATCAATCGCCTAGAGCGTTTAGGCAAGATATAGTGTCAACACTTTTTGATAAAGGCTCGGCAGCTATTGTTGCTGTAGATACGGCAGTAAATCCGGCTTTTTCTTCGCCTATAGATATTTTTAGTTTAAGAGTTGGAGAAATAAAAGAGTGGTACCCAAAACATGTAAGAGTAAGTCTTTATAATGAAGCGTCTGGGCTTCGCGAAGAAATTATTCTTGAAAAGCGCTTTGTCGCTATTGTAGAAAACCCTTTATATGCAGTAATGAATGAGCCAAGCTCTACATTACAAAGGCTTATTCGAAAACTGCATTTGCTTGATGTGGTTGATGAACAAGCTGGGTCTGGGAAACTAGACCTTATTATTCAGTTACCATACGTTATAAAATCTGAAGCTAGACGCCAACAAGCAGAAAGTAGACGACAAGACATTGAGTTTCAGTTAAAAGGAAGCCAATATGGTATTGCTTATACTGACGGAACTGAAAAAATCACGCAATTAAATAGATCTGCTGAAAACAATTTGCTTAAAACTGTAGAATATTTAACAAATATGTTGTACGCAGAATTAGGTATAACAGAAGCAGTTATGAATGGAACTGCTGACGAAAAAGTAATGATAAATTACTTTAACCGGACTATAGAACCAATACTTGACGCTATAGTAGAAGCAATGAATAAAGCTTTCTTAGGAAACTACGGAATCGATAATAACCAAAGAATAAAATACTTTAGAGATCCGTTTAAACTTGTTCCTCTTGCCGATATAGCAGAAATTGCAGATAAATTCTCTAGAAACGAAATACTTTCTGCAAATGAAATAAGAGGTTTTATGGGTATACCGCCATCTACAGATCCAAAAGCAGATCAATTAATAAATAGTAATATGCCAGCACCACAAGATTCGACAAGTAATCTTTCGAAAGGATAAAAAATGGAAGCAGATTTTAGCGGTTATGCTACAAAAGCAGGGCTTAAATGCTCTGACGGCCGCACTATAATGCCTAATGCTTTTCAGCATCAGGATAATATGCGTGTGCCTCTTGTTTGGCAGCATGGTCATAATGATCCGGAAAATGTTCTTGGTCATGCAATTTTAGAAAATCGTCCTGATGGCGTTTACGCTTACGGGTTTTTCAATGATTCTGGAAAAGCTCAGCACGCAAGGGGCTTAGTCCAGCATAAAGACATCAATATGATGTCTATATGGGCAAATAACCTCATCGAGCGCTCTGGCAAGGTTCTTCACGGTGCTATTCGTGAAGTCAGCCTTGTTCTTTCTGGGGCTAATCCTGGAGCTTTAATCGAGAACGTCACAATACGGCATTCTGATGGCGATGAGGCTATTATTGATGATGAGGCCATAATATTCACGGGGATAGAACTTGAGCATTCTTCTCCTGCTATGGCTGCAGATTCTGCTGCCGCTCATACTGCGGCATCAGCTCCACCTGCTGCTGATTTAACTATTCAGGAAATATACGATTCAATGACTGAAGAGCAGCAGACTGTTCTTCACTACATGATTGGCGAAGCACTTGACTCGCTTCAGCAGTCAGATATTACAGAAACCAATGACATTGCCGAACACGGCGACACGGAAGGAAATGAAGAAATGACTAATGTTTTCGAGCAGAAAGCTCCTGAGGTTGTGGCTAAGCCCGTTCTTTCCCACGCCGATATTCAGGGTATAGTTGCTGACGCTACCAAGATTGGCTCCCTCAAGGACGCCGTTGAGAATTATGCGCTTTCGCATGGCATCAACAATATCGACCTGCTGTTCCCGGATGCGATGTCCATCACGGACACTCCTGATTGGTTCTCTCGCCGCACCGAGTGGGTGAACAACCTGCTTGGGATGACCCGAAAGAGCCCGTTCAGCCGGATCAAGACCATGTCGGCAGATCTTACTGCAGATGAGGCCAGGGCAAAGGGTTACATCAAGGGCAACATCAAGAAGGAAGAGTTCTTCGGCGTTGCTAAGCGTGTCACGACCCCGACGACAATCTACAAGAAGCAGAAGCTTGACCGTGATGACATGATCGACATCACCGACTTCGATGTTGTGGCTTGGCTCAAGGGTGAGATGCGTCTTATGCTTGACGAGGAGCTTGCTCGCGCCATCCTTATCGGCGACGGTCGAGATGTCGCCGATGTTGACAAGATTAACGAGGGTAATATCCGCCCTATCGCCTCTGATCATGAGCTTTACACCACGACGATCAATGTCAACGTCAACGATTCTAACTCCAGCGCTATTGAGATCATTGACGCCATCACGCTGAACCGGTCCAAATATCGTGGAACCGGTCTTCCTTACCTCTATACGACTGAGTCATGGATTGCCAAATTCCTCCTTCTCAAGGATACCACTGGCCGACGTATCTATAAGTCGCTTGACGAGATTGCTTCTGATCTTCGTGTTGCGGGTATTGTCTCAGTAGAGGTTCTTGAGTCGACTCCGAGCATCATTGGTATCATGGTCAACCCTGTTGATTATGTCCTCGGCGCAAACAATGGCGGAAGCATCAGCATGTTTGACGATTTTGATATCGACTACAACCAGTACAAGTATCTCATTGAGACTCGTGTCTGTGGTGCTCTTGTTAAGCTGAAGTCGGCTATGGTCATCAAGTCAATGGCTAGTTCTGCTACTCTTGTTACTCCTACTACTCCGGGCTTTGTCGCTAGCACTGGCATTGTGACAATCCCGACGGTCACGGGTGTCGTGTACAAGAATGCCGCCGGTACAACTCTTACCGCTGGTACTCAGACTGCAATCGCAGCTGGTGCCTCGATCACCATCTATGCGTACCCGTCCTCGGCGTCGTACTACTTCGCTACCAGCGAGGATGACACCTGGACTTTCACTCGCAATAGCTGATTAGTTTAGGAAATTCGATGGCACGTTTTTTTGGAAAAATAGGCTATGGAAATTCTTTAGAAATCCCAGAAGATTCTGGAATTTGGAAAGACGTTATTATTGAGTTTGAATATTATGGAGATGTAGTTCGAAATAATAGAAAACTCAATTCTAACGAAAATTTGAATTCCAATATAGCTGTAGGGAACTCTATAAGTATTGTAGCCGATCAATATGCCATCGATAACTTCTTTTCAATCCGTTATGTGGAATGGGCGGGGGTGTTTTGGACCGTGACAGATGTCGAGGTTCAAACCCCCCGCTTAATTCTCTCTATTGGCGATGTTTATAACGGACCATTTTCAGAAGAGGTCTAGATGGGCACTCGGCAAGATTTACAAAATATGTTGGTGCAACTTTTGCCTGGTGTTAATGTTTATTTTCAACCACCGCCAACAATAAAAATGGCTTACCCATGTGTAGTCTACAAACGAGATTACGCAGAAACTAAGTTTTCAGGTAATAAACCTTATTTTTACCAGTCCCGCTATTTAGTGACTGTCATAGACGCAAACCCAGATAGCGCTATACCTAAAAAAATAGCAGCTCTTCCGATGTGCGTTTTTGAAAGGTTTTATACTGCTGACAACTTGAACCACGATGTTTTTAAACTTTTCTACTAAGGAGAAAAAATGGCTGCACTTACTTGGGACCAGGTTGGAACCAGGTTCTACGAAACTGGCGTCGACAAGGGTGTTTTGTACATCCCGACCAACGGCGTCTACAGCGTTGGTTACGCTTGGAATGGTCTTACGACTGTTACTGAAACGCCAACTGGCGGAGACGCAACCCCTATGTACGCCGATAACTTGAAATACCTTAATCTTCTTTCTACTGAGGAACTTACGGGCACGATTGAGGCTATGACTTATCCCACGGCATTTTCTGCGTGCGATGGTTCTGCTTCTATTGGAACTGGAATTACGATATCGCAGCAAGTTCGGGCTCCTTTTGGACTTTCTTACCGTACCCGTCTTGGAAATGATATTGACGGAAGCGATTACGGCTACAAAATTCATCTTGTTTACGGATGTCTTGCGTCTCCTTCTGAAAGGGCTTATGCCACCATAAACGACACGCCAGAGGCTATAACTTTTAGCTGGGCATTTACCACCACTCCTGTTGCAGTGACTGGCCGAAAAGCAACCTCGTTGCTCACTATAAATTCCAAAGATATCACCTCAACTAATTTAACGACATTAGAAAATATTCTGTATGGCACCTCCGGGACAGATCCTCGTATGCCTCTTCCGGACGAAATTGTTAGCCTTCTGTCGTCTACTCAGACTACTGTTACAACTATTGCACCTACATTTGTTTCTGGGACTGGCATTATAACTGTTACTGGAACCGTTGGTGTTGTTTACAAGCGTGCAGATACTGGCGCTGTTCTTTCTTCGAACAACAGCCCGACTACTATTGCTCTTCCCGCGATTGCTTCTGGGTCTTCTCTTCGGATTACTGCTACGCCGCTTAACTCCTCTTATGTCTTCTCCGCGGCAAGTGACGAGGATTGGGTCTTTACCCGGCCTTGATTTTAACTTAATGTTAGCAAATTGTTCTTCTATTTGTATTATTAAGAACTTTGCTTCTCGAACTTCAAAATGGGAGTAAAAATGTCCACACAAGTCAAATTTGAAATCACATCTGGTTTACCGTTTTCTAAAGTTATAAATATTACTCTCCCTACGGGAAGAACTTGGTGGACAAATGTAAACCAGTTTGAAGTTTTAATGCAAATACGCGAGCAACCAACAAAGTACTCTAAACTTATTTTAGATATGACACAGTATTTAACGGTTCAGTTTTCGTCGACCAATTTACTTCGAGTTTCTTTAAGTATGACCGGAGAAGATACTAGAACATTTACAAAATCTGGGTATTATGATTTAGTAATTTCAGATACAGGCTTAACTGATGCCAGGGCTTTTGTTATTATAAAAGGTCAAGCAAAAAGAAAAATACTGATTACTTCTGAGCAGGAGCAATTATGACCGATGAGATTTATGTAGAGATAACAGAAGAAGAACCAATTGTAATAAACGTTGAAATTTCTGATAATGAGCAAATAGTTGTAACCGCAGAAATTTATGAAAACATCGGACTTAAAGGGGACAAAGGCGATACTGGAGAAAGAGGTCTTCAGGGTCTTAAGGGCGATAAAGGTGAACAGGGCCTTAAAGGAGAACAGGGCCTTAAAGGCGATACTGGAGAAAGAGGTCTTCAGGGTCTTCAGGGCGATAAAGGTGAACAGGGCCTTAAAGGAGATACTGGAGATACAGGAGTTGTAAATGCTTTAACGCCTTTAACATATAACCAAAGTATTAAAACACTAGAGCTGTCCACTCCTGGCATCGACGCCGTCATCCAGCGCGAAGGCGTCGCCCCTCTGCGCCGCTGGCACCGAGACCTCGCGGCGGTGCGTTACGCCCGCAAGACATCCGGCACCGCCATCGCTGATGTCCTGTGGGTCGGCGACTCCATCGGCGAAGGCTTCGATGCCACCATCCCGTACAACCAACAGATGGTTAAGCGCTTCGCCACGAACCTCGCACAGCTCGCGAACGCCAATGGCCGGATCGGTCAGTACATCCCGGCCTATGCCGGCGGTTACCGCTCGCCGCGCTGGAGCCCATCGAATGGCGCCACCACCCGCTTCGCTCGAGGCCTCGGCCTGCGAGCCATCGTCATCAACAGCGGCGGCACCGCCAGCGTGTCGTTCACCGGCACCAGCGCCGAGGTCGTCTACCGGATGCGTCGGCCTGCCACAGGATCCGGGAGCATCGCCATCAACGTGACCGACACCAATGGTTCCTCGGTCGCCAGCCTTGGCGTCACCTCCACCTACGACGGCACCATGCAGCAGGGCCAGGAGGATGTGGTCCGCTGGTCCACCGGCACCCTGACCCGTGGCACCTACACCGTCACCGTGACCGCCTCGGTGTCCTCCATCGTCCTCGACGGCTGCTACGTCTACGACGGCGAAGAGACCACA